GCTTAGCTTTGCTTTCGTTTGCTTCATTTTGCTTAGCTTTGCTTTCGTTTGCTTCTGCTGGTTTTCCGCCTTTCGCGCCGTTTTCAGACCTAATAGCGGATATTTCAGCCTCTCGGTCTATTATTGCCTTGAATATCGGAAACACAAGGCTCTCTCTTCCTCCGTCTTCAGGTATCAGGCCTGACCGCGCATATTCCAGTATGGCGATAAATAGCCTGCCTTTTTCAGCATCAGAAAGAGCGGATGTTTGCTCTATCCAGTCGTAATAGGCCTTGACGTAGCGTTTTGCCATTTTTACCCCCTTATTCGTTCGTTCAGCACGTCCCTTAACCTTCTCATGTCATCCGGCGCGAAAGAAATTGATTTTTTAATCCGATTCTCCCGTTTGTCCCATAGCCCTAACACATAAAAGGGCTTGTAGGTGTCCGGGTATGCCATAAGGTAGAGTTCTATCGACCAGCCCTCGCCCTCGCCTATCGTGGCAAGGCGGCTTTCTGTTACGTACTCCATGACTAAAAGGGTAAAGGCTCATCGTCTATTTCGGTAAACCCTGCCGGAGTGTCCGTTTTCTCTCTCGGCGTGAGAAATTCAACGTTTTCCGCTGTGATTTCGGTTATGTACCGCTTGTTCCCATCCTTATCCTCATAGCTCCTGTTCTGTATCTCACCTTCTATAAGGACTTTGCGGCCCTTTGAGAGGTACTTCCCGCACAGCTCGCCCAACTGCCGCCACACTACTATATTGAGATAGTCAACGGGGGGTTTACCGTCAGTGCCTTTGTATCTGCGCTGTACCGCTACCGTAAAGGTGCATACGCTTGTTCCGCTTGTGGTCGTCCTTAGTTCTGGGTCTTTCGTCAGGTTTCCGGTCAAAATTGCTTTATTCATTTTTCCACTTCCTATACGTTAGTTTTTCTTCGTTCCAATCGGGATACTTTGCCATGAGGTACGCTCTCAGCTTTTTTCTAAGCTCCGGCCTCCTCTCCGAATTATCATAGTCCCTATGGCACTCAGGACACAGTGTAACGATGTTTTGTTCTATCCCCTTACCGTTATGGCTTCGCGGGATAAAATGCGCCACAGGGCTACCTGTGCGCCCACAGAGGACGCATAACTGATGGTCTCTCTCCCATACCTGCGCTTTGACCTTCGGGGGTATCTCACACGCCCTGGTTCGCTTGCTTTTCATTTTGTGTTCCCCCATTCTCTGGATAGCTGCCCTTCGAGTATCCTTATCTTTAGCTTCTGCGCGTTTATCGCTTCCACCGCCGAATCATATAAGCTCTCAGCTATGTCCCGTTCCATTCTCAGCTTGGCTATCTCTTCTTCGCCCTTGGCAATGTCCAAAAGGTGTGTTACTGGCTGCCCCTCGGCGCGGAGGACGGTAAGTCTTTTAGATAGCGCCATTCTGTACTCGCGCTCCGTTTCGGCCTTTTTCCGTCCTCGCGGCTTAAGCTCCTGCACCGCCCTGTCAAGTAGGGCTTGCTCTGTCATTATTTCGTCCCACAGCTCCATTTAAGCCCCCTTTGCGTTCAGCTTGTCGAGCGTGGTGCTTAACTGCTCCCGCGTCATATTCCACACGTCCACACCGTAGTTCTTTTTTGCCGCTTTATTGGCTAAGTCCACGCTCCCCTTACACAGGGCTATAACTTCTTCCTGCATGGCCTTTACGTCAGGATCGGCGGAAAACGTGTCGTAAACATTGGGTTTAAATTTCGAGCGGGATGGAGACGTTGCATTGGTTTCCGTTTCCGGCTGAACAAACTCTTCGCTCTCGCTATCGGACATTATCCCAGAGTAAGCGAACTTTGAGAGCTTCAACACAACGCGGTCAAACAACCTCTTATAAGCCATGGCGTATGGATAAGCGTTGCTACAGTTTTTGTCGCTTACCTCGCCCACTTCGTAAATACCCTGTTCATCATTGCAATAACTGTATACCAGTGAGTTTTTATATCCGTCCTTGTCAAAAAACACACAAGAAGGAGTGAACTTGCTTTCAAGACAGTCATTGATTTTTAAACACCCGTTGTGGCTGATTATTAGGCCGCTGTACGCCATCTTGTCCTTCTTCGCGGTGAGATTCATCAGTATCCAGAAATCAGCCTCCGCAAGGCCATATTTGCCGCTATTGATAGCTTCTATGGCCTTTTCCTTTGCGGCAATATACTTTGGGGATTGCCATACCGGCTTATCTCCATCTTTTGTATGTTCTACAGTCTTTTCGTTAAACATGCTCCCCTCACTTTATCTGCAAATTCTGCTTTACAACGATTTCCGCGCCCTCTGCCGTCCCGCCGGATTTCAGAAGCTCCTTTATCGCCGTTTTGTTAGGCACGGGGGGCTTATAGGTCAGAAGCTCGTCATGCCCCTGCGCCGCCCACTTTATAAAGGCTTCCTCGTTTACCTCGACGCTTTCTGACTTTCTGAATGTCAGCTTGTTCCGCTTGCTTTCAAACTTTTCCTTATTGGATAGCTGCATCTGCGTTGCAAGGTATCCCTTAAGCCACTCGGCCTTATTGGCCTTAGCCTTGGCTCTGGCGGTGAGGTTGTCGGCTTCCTCCTTGATGCTCTTTGCCTCTGCGGCAAGGTTCTTTATCATGCAGGCCACGTTGTCAATTTTGTCGTCGAGCTGCATATCAAGGCTTTCGAGGGTGTCATACACGGCTTCTTCGGGTATCTCTCCACGGTCAACCGCGTCCATAAAGTCATTGAGATTCTTCGCTATGTCGTAAAGTGACATTATCTCGCCTCCTGTTTTAAAAGATTAGGGTCATATCGGTCATAGTAGGTGTCCTCGAATGGCTTATAGGCTTTAGCTAAAAGGTACTGCTCCATTACTCACCTTCCTTTTCCAGCCTCTTGTCTATCTCGTTCCGATAAAGAGCTTTCCACAGGTCGCGGTCATGCCGCACTTCGGCAAGCTGTTCCGCAAGCATGACGATTATTTCATCTTTTGTCATTTCGCTTTCCTCCTTGGGATAATCAGTTCTTTTGATATGTTTTTAGCTCATTCACTCCACTTGCCTGGCGTTGAGCTTGCCGCGCTCGATCAGTTTGTATATTTCGTGCCTGTCGATGCCTAGCCGTTCCCTCGTCTCATGCGTTGTCAGCCACTCGCCGTCCACTTCGACGATCCACTTCTTTTGTATACGCGGCGGCTCACTTTTCCCGTCCGGTAAAAACAGCGGGCAGGCGCGAATGACGTAGGACTGTATAATTGTCGTGTAGTTTTTGCCGTGGTAATAGTCGCTGCTCTTAAGTGTTGTTTCCCTTGCCTCCCAGCCCTCAACGGGTTCGGGATCGGCGTGGCGAGACCAGCTGCATCCCATGCCCGGCGCGTTGGTCGCCCTCTGGCATCTCCAGCATAGAGTTTGTCCGGTTATGCACGCTTCCATATCTATCTCCTTTTGCGGGGTGCGAAGGCGTATCCCGCCATGCACCCGATGAAAAACATCGGTATCCCCCAGCTGAAAAATGCTCCCCACATATTTGCCTCCTTACTTCCCGTTAAGTTTTTTCCTTATTGTCCGCGTCACGCTTTCGTGAAAATACCCGTTCACATCAAACCGCGTTCTTTCCTGCTTCCGGCGTTCTTCCCGCTTCCTTTTCTCCTGCCGTGCCGTTATATCGGCGACAAACTTTTCCCTGCTTACCACGGCTCACCTCACATAGTACCCGGCGCAGTTATCGTATTTGTGCTTCCGCCTGGCTTGCAGCTCAAGGCTTTTCTCGTCCTCTACCATTGCCGCCATGCTCCGCACCAGAACCAGCGGTGATCCCTCGTGCGTGCCCTGGAGCCGCCCATCCTTGAGCATGGCGTAAACCGTCTTAGGATTCACGTTCAGCAGCTTCGCCGCCTGAATGGGCGGTACATACTCGCCGTGCATCTTCACCATGCGCTCTTCCAGCGCCTCGACGCTGTTTATACGCTCGTCCACGGCGGCGGTTATCATATCCCGCAGGAGTTTATCAAAATCGTTCATGGCTTACCTCCTAAATAAAAACCTTTCGCAGCTCTCCCCCGGTATTCGGTGCTTTATCCGTCCGTAGGCGCAATGCCCGCAGTTTACGGGGCTATATGCGCCGCCATAGTAGGTGTAGTGTTGATAGTAGTGCTGACAGTTGGCGCAGACTGGCTCCCGTTCTCCTATGTTGTATTTCATGGCTTCCTCCTTATCCTGTTAGCACTATGTTAGCACCTTGTGAGTAGAAAGTCAAGTTGGTTTTTGCTAACATACTGCTAAAGAGGTGGTAACAATGGCAACTAACAAAATCCAAACAGGATTGCGGCTCAACGAAACAATTTACGATAAGCTCAAAGTGCTTTCTGACCGCGAGAATCGCTCTCTAAACAATCTTATTGAGCATATCCTCCAACTACACCTTGATGATTATGAACGCACCCACGGGGCTATTGTGTTGCCTGAACAGTAACACGCCCGTTCCGCAGGGTCATTCCGAGGTCAATAAGCATCAAAAGCAAAGAATTAAGGGAAACGCCCATTTCATTAGCTACTTCGCATAGTTCGTTGTAGCGTTCTTCGGGTATTCTCAAACCTGTTTGCACTTTGTTCATAGCTTTATCCCTTTCCTTGGAGGTATTTATGTCTGATGAATTATTCAAAAAACGTTCCCGCGAAGAGGCGGAGGCTTATCAGAAATACATTGAAATAAGTTTCTTTATGCCTATGCGCCGGAGAAAGAGGCGTGAATGTATCCTCCGGTGGCTTGCTCATAATTGGCTTGCCCTCATAGCCGTTATCCTCTCGCTGATCAGCACCGTAGTATCCATTATCGCCTTAAATAAAGGTTGATTAACGTTATAACGATGGAGATCAGCGACAATACGACGCTGAAAGCGATTAGCTCTTCCTGCGTCCTCTGAACCAGCCAGTCTAAAAATCTATCCCACATTTGTTATCCTTTCTTCCTCTCCTACTTCAAGTAGTTCAAAACGCAGAGTATTATCGTGATAGTGTTGATAACGCAGATTATCAGAACGTAGGTACTATTCTCCATTACTTCTCTCCTTGTTGTTTGCCCTCATAGCCCCTTGGCGGGTGGGCGGCGGTTTGCGGCCTATTTGCCGCACCTGCCGTCTCGCCCTATTCTGAAATGGAGGTCATGTCGGGTTTTCACCCGCCAAGAGGCTATGGTATAATCTCGTTAAAGGTGGTGTTTCTATGCTTACAAAACTGCAATGCGATATTCTTGATGCCGTAATCGCTATGCCCCGTTTCGATTGGGATACCCTGTTATCCCAGCTTCCCTACAAGCCCGATGAGGTTTATCTTGCCTGCCTTGCGCTCCCGCCCCTGTACGCCTCCGTAAAGCCCATTATGGGCGGCAGGATAGCGGTCTTTGCCCTTACCTATCAAGGGCGCAATTACAGGGAATTACAGCGGCTTGAGAGGGTGCAGCGGTGGAAGGAGCGGGCAATCGGGTTTGTTCTTGGCGTTATTACTGGCGTTGTCGCGGAGCTTATTGTCCGGCATCTACCCTAATATCAGCCGTGTAAGCAGTATTCCTACTGCGCTCCCTAAGATATAGAGGATAATTACCCATTTGTCTTTCATCTTTCCCTCCATAAGAATGACATCGTTTCCCCCTTACGCCGTTCGTTCGTCAGCTCTAAATAGTGTGTCTTTGTTTGTTAATCGTTCGCGGTCACTTGTGAAGTGTCTAAATTTGTAAAAAAAACTTCCGTAGGATTATCAATTCCCAGAATACTTATCATCTTCTCGGCATCCCTTACGGTCAACGTGTTCTTTTTTACTTTGGCAACTAAGGTGGATTCGCACATATCAAGCTCATGTGCCAGTTCTCTTTGTGTTTTTCCGCAACGTGCCAACGCTGCTCGATACAAATTTCTGTTAATTCTGACCGCCCCCTTGCGTCACTTATTAAGTGACTAAAGTGTAGCATGGGTTTAGTCACTTGTCAAGTGTTTTTAAAAAAGAAATTGCATATTCTAAAGTGACGTGGTAATATATAACCGAGGTGATGATAAATGACCCTTGGCGATAAAATACGGGAATTGAGAAGGGCCGCCGGGCTTACCCAGGGTGATTTGGCGAAGATGCTCAACACGACAAAGCAGACCATAGGGAAGTACGAACAGGGCATTGTATCTAATCTTCCTTTGTCTCGAATTGTCGAGCTTGCCAATGCGCTCAACACCAGTCCTGCCTATTTGATGGGCTGGACAAACGAACGACGCCGAATGAACCAAAGTGTGAGGATTGAGGCGATTATGAACAATTTGGACGAGAACGAGCAGCTTCAGCTTTTATCTTATGCTGAATTTCTAATGCAGCAGCATAAGAAAAAAGAAGGTCGGTAGCTTCTGGATCGTGCTTTAACTGTTCAACGATTGCAAGAATTTGTTCCCGCGTTGTCATCTATTCTTACCTCCAAACACTTGTTCTGTTTTGATAATAACACGTTAGATTCAAAAAGAAAGGGGGAATTTGTATGAGAGTACCATAAACGGGACTGCGCTCGCCGATGTTGCACAAATCGTGCCTCAAATTTAATCGGCAGGGGCGATTTCTCACCCCCGCCTAAGACGGTGGAGAAGCATCGGGGAACCGTCCTGAATAAAGCATAGCATTTATACCGCTCTAATCAATACTCATAAAGAAGCGTTTCGCTAACATTCTTGTTTTTTCGCCACACATAAATGAAGAAGGTGATACTATTTGTTGTTATATGAACATTTACGCGCCATGAAGGACGCAAGTAATATGACGGCGCAGCAGATAGCGGACAAAAGTAGTGTGCCCGTTGCCACGGTAAACCGCGTGCTTCAGGGCTTAACGGAAAATCCGGGGTTTGATACGGTCTACAAACTGGTAAAGGCCATGGGCGGGAGCCTGAACGATCTGGACGAGGATAGGGTGTGTGAGCCGGAATCGCTGACGCAGTTATACGAAAGAGGGTTAGAGTACAGGGAACGGAAGATAAAGAAGCTGGAACGCACGATAATGATAATAGCAGTATTTACTTTTATTGTTATGGCGGCGGTCATAGGAATGCTGGTATATGATATGATGCACCTCGATAGAGGGTGGATAATAAAATAAAGAATCCCCCGTGCCGAATTAGAGGGCGGCAACAGGGGATAAGGCGGATGCTTCTCCGCCTCCGATTTTAACACAACGGGAGGTTTTTGTAAATGGCAAGGCAAAGCGACGGGAGATACCGGGCGAAGGTGACGATTGGAAACGGTATCGTCAAGTACGTTTCAGGCAGGACGAAGAAGGAGCTGGAGGCCGCAAAGGAGGCTATCCGGCAGGAATATATCACCGGCAGGAATACGCCGGAAAACGCCATGTTCGGCGCATACGCCATACAATGGTATAACACATACAAAAAGCCGAATATAGGCGCATCGGCGCAGAGCAGTTATAGAACCGCGCTGAATAAGCACATACTGCCGGTGCTGGGGGATAAGCGTTTAGCGGCGATATCCGCCATGGACTTGCAGGAGCTTATCAACTCAAAGGCGGATACTTGCACAACGATAATTGAGAATGTATATCATATTCTGGAAAGCATATTCAAACGGGTATATACGGAAGGGATAATACCCCGCGATATAACCGTAGGATTAGAAAAGCCGTCCAAGGCCAAGGAGAGCCGCCGGGCACTGACGGAAGCGGAGGAAGCCGCCGCGAAGGTGCTGATGCATGAGGAAAACGGCCTGCTGGTGGCATTGCTGTACTACACGGGCATGAGGCTCGGCGAAGCCCTCGGCCTGCAATGGGAATGCGTAGATTTCAGGAAGAAGGTCATACACGTCCGGCAGCAGGTCAATTTAAGGAAGGGAACGATAGCCCCGCCCAAGACGAAGGAGAGCATACGGGATATACCCCTGCCGGACGAGCTGGCGGAAATGCTCGTGCGGGGATTCCCGCAGGCGTTTGTATTCCCTGCCCCCGATGGAACATACTACCGCAATTCCTCATCAAACAGGCTATGGCGTTCGCTGATGGAGCGCATGGCAGAGTTGGAGCCGGACATAGAGACAAGAGAGGACGGTTCCTCTATCCTCACGCCGCACTACTTCCGGCATAATTACGCCTCAATACTGTATAATGCGGGTATAGACGTTTTAAGCGCAAAGAAGTTTTTAGGGCATAGCAACGTAAAGACTACCCTTGAAATTTATTCACACCTTTCAAAGGAAAAAGAGGACGCAAACGCCGCCGCCGTGAGAGGTGTTTTCAAAAAAAGGTTGCCGGAAAGTTGCCAGAGCGAAACCACAAAATGAGCACAAGCAATCAAAAAAGCCCTAAATACCTAAGAAAAACGCCCGTGTAACACGAGCGTTTTTGATGTTTGGTATCCGGCGGCTACCTATTTTTTATTGGTTTTTAACGGTTTTTTCTTCCGTGAAAAGTGCCTGTTTATCTACCTTTTTCAAAATCAGCCTTTAATAAGGTTTCTAAAAAAGGTTGCCAGAAAGTTGCCAGCTACCCAAGGAAATATTTTTCAACCTTGAAATCCTTGCCGTCAATATCGTTGATGAAGTCTTTCGCAAGGCTGAAATAAAACTCCGCATCTTCACCCTTGCCTACCATTTCGGCGGTATCGTGGCTGTCGTTGTAGTACATATTCATGCACAGATAGTATTTGCATACCGCCGTTATGCCCTTCGTTGCCAGAAACGCCTTGATGGTATCATAGTCCCATTTTTGACCGTATGGGCGCATGCCCTTGACTATCTGCCGCGCCTCTTCGGGAGTTATCCGATATGCTATTTCTTCGAGGCAATACATTGTTTCTTTGTATACCTCCGGCAGACGGTCTTTTACCGTGTGCATCATATCAGAGAGCGCATCGGTCACTTCCGTCATATCGGTGTGCCTTTCGGATATCAGGCGTATGATCTCCTTAAAGCTCATTACTCTGCGCCTCCGTCAATGCTTGCAAGGCTGTTAGCGGGTGTGCAAGTTTTATTGAGCAGTTTAAAGCTGCCACCAGTGGCGTTGGTTTTAACGATGGTAGCATACCTGGTGCGGGTGCGTATAGCGCAGGCTGTGACCTGGGCGCAGCAGCTATCTATCAGCGGGTACTGTTCCGTGCCGGTGCCTATGGTGACGAGCACGGGCGCGGTTATAGTGGTAGCCGCCGGGATAGACTGAGCTACCACGATGCAGTATTTCTGATTATCGTTATAGTTGCCTGTCGGGAGGTTGATTATCAGCCCGGTTCCCGCCGTGAAGGTAACGGCCTGGGAGATTATAAGGTTGGGGCAGAGTTTGCATACATTTTTACAAGCCATTTTTTATGCTCCTTTCAAAAATCAAGGGGCAGCATACGCCGCCCCGATATATCACGGCATAGCCGGAATTAGCAGCAGCAGCCGCAATTATTACCACAGAAGGGAGAGTTCCCCGCGTTGTAGGTGTAACCGTTGGGATAGCGGACTACTCCGTACATGCGGTTATCCATCTCAAGGCTGGACACTTTGTCCCTGAGAGCCTGCATTTCGTTCGCCTGTATCAGGGAGCGGGTGGCCTCGGCCTCGGCGTGGATAGCGGTGGTTATGTCGCAGGTGTTCTGGTTCATCTGCGCTGAGAGGTTAGCTATACCGAGCCTCTGTTCGCAGCAGCAGTTTGCGAGCTGGCTGGACAGGTTCCGGCCTTCGGTGGTGATAGCGTTGTTCAGCGCGAAGGTGGAATCACATATACCGTTGCCGATGTTAGTCAAGCGGTCATTGATCTGACCGAAGTGCTGACCGAAGAGAATTTCCTGCTGAGACGCAGCGGTGGCATACTGTCCAAATTCGCCCTGGCGGTTCCAACCGCCAAAGCCGCCGCCCATCATAGCAAAAAGTAGGATAAGGGCGAATATCCAGAAGCCTCCGTTGAAGCCGTCAGTCTTGCCATCAGTTACCGCGGCTATATCCGCGAGAGAGGGCATATTATCCATAGTTCTAAAGTTCCTTTCGATTTATATTCCAATCCCGTGCGCGCTTCGGGTAATGGTCTACCTTAATTCAGAAAGAATATCCTCGGGGTCTATCCCGTATTGCTTGCAGGCCGCATAAAACATCTGTTTGGGGTCGCCGTTGCCTATCATCTGTTTTATCTTCTGTATTTGTCCGGGAACGGACATCATCTGTTTAGCCTGCGCTATCATTTGTGGGTTGAGCTTCCTCGGACTTCCTCCGCTTAGCATTTGTAGTATCGGGTTTGGCATTTATCATTTCCTCCAATCTGGCTATTCTCTGTTCAAGGCCGTTCACATCGACAGGCGGAGCTGGTTTATACGGGGTTATGCTGTAAGGTGAGAGAGAGGGGAACCCCGCCCCATCCGTTGTTTTAAGCCACACTATGGGGGCCGTTTCGTCTAATAGAAGTGCGGAGCTATTAGGGGGCATTTGATACGCCTTTGCGCCGCCCTCACCGTTCACTTTGACTACTTCGGTTCGCTGATATTGGGTTTGTTGGTTAAAATAAGGTTGGTATGGATACACTGTTTCACGCTCCCTTCTACCTGAATTTTGGCATAAAAAAAGAGCCGACAGGATTGCTCCCATCGGCTATTTATCGGCTATTTACAGTGCGTTTTCAGTTGTTTTTCGGCAGCTTTGCACCGCCTGCGTATCTGGTCATATTCAAGGGGTATTTCGAATTTAAGCTGGTACTCGCCCGTCAAAGCGTCGTATGGCACCCCGTCTAAAAGGCGGCGGGTTATCAGCCAGCGGTCTTTTTCGTTATGTATCCATTCGTGTATGAGTGCTTCCCACTCTGACCGGGGGCGGGAATTGAGCAGGGTCTTGTCCATATAATAAGAGGCCGCTTCTCCAAAAGCCTACACCTCCTTTATACAAGATTTGCCCCCGACGTTTGCCGGGGGCTATTGAAAGGGAATCCCGTCCGGGGGCTACTGTTTGTTGTAGTTTGCCGAGGATATGCCCAGCACCGCGCCGAGGAACGTGTCAACGGCGGTGATGGTGCCAACGATCTCCTCGGGGTAGGGAAGGCTCCAAATACCCGCAAGGGCGAAATAGAGGGTGCCTATGGCGGGGAGCCAGATCAGGGCGATTGCCTTGAGAATGTCGTATACCTTGTTCGAGAGTTTCATGTTTTTTCCTCCTTTAATTGTTGTGTGCTTCAAGCCTGTCCAGCCGGTGGTGGGCGCTTTTCGCGCTTTCTTCCACACGAGCCACGCGGAGGTCTATGTCCTCAATTTTGGTGGCCTGCGCCCGCATATCGAGTTTGATATCGTCCACGCCGCGCTTGATGTAGTCCACGTCCGATTTGAGCGCGGTATCAACGGCGGTGTCGTGTGTCGCCGCGTCAACCGCGTCCTTCCTTGCGGTTTTTATGTGAGCCAGCCAGCCCAGCAAAATGCCGCTCAAGCCTGTGACTATTGCCCATATCCATTCTTTGGTCATGGGTGCTCCTCCTTATTTTTTTAGTGTGCCTACATAGATTTTGCCGTCCACGGATACGGTAGCCTGTAACACGTCCGGCAGTTCCGTTTCCCCGGCGTTTGCATAGTCGCCCGCAAACCGCTGTATGGCCGCAATGGTGTTTTTGCCCGCTATGCCGTCCGCGTCCCCTGCGTCATAGCCCAGAGCGTTAAGGGCGGTCTGCAAGGCTTTGATGTCGTCCCCGCGCATCATGGGCGAGGTAAGTTCGATTATCCGGGGCGCGGCGGGTACTGCCTGTTCGGGCTCGTCTTCCTTCGCGTCGCCGGAGATTATGTCCCAGCGTCCGTATTCGTTCCAATAGGCGGGGCCGGAGGCGTTGATGCCCCGAAGCACAACGCCGTCGTCTCTGCCCTTGCTCTCTATCACTTTGTCGTTGCCGACGTATACGCCTACATGGTAGATGTATTTATACGTTCCGCCGCCGGATTTGTCCTTGTCCCGGTAGCGAAATACAAGGTCGCCGGGCTGAAGCTCGTCCCGGTGTATGCGCTTGCTCTTGGCGTACATGGTGCGGCTGTTTACTCTGCCGGAAAGCCCCTTTGCCATGAGGAAGCCGCATATAAGGCCGGAGCAGTCAAAGGCATACAGAGGGCGTTTCCCGGCATTTTTCATGTACCTTATGGCCCGCTCAGTGTTGGTGCTCGATGTCTCCTTATTCCGTATCCACCTTTCGGGATCGCTCATATCGGTAAGGCATTGCCCCCTTGCGCCCCAAACGTATGCGTCCCCGATGTGCTCACCGAGGTACGCTATAAACTGTTGTATTAAGGTCATCTGCGTTTACCTGCCACAAAAAGGCCAAAGCCTATCAGGGCTATGGATACCGCATATGCGAGGACGGAGGCGCCGCCGGTCTTGGGTATCACCACGGGGTTTTTTGCAATGGGCTGTTCGGCGGGCTGCGCTGCGTTAAAATAATAAGTCTTGCTTACAGTCCTGTTTTTCTGCATGGCGTTGTAGAGTTCTTCTGCCGTGGTGGCGTTGTCGTAGGCCTTGTCCTTGACGGTTATACGGAGGGCGGCGGGCTGGTCGGTAACTATGCCGCTCAGGTAATATGTGCCAGCCTCCAATCTCAGGTCGTTTGCGTCCAGCTTTACACCGTCCAACTCGATTATAAGTTCCATATCGGTCAGGTCGAAAAACCGGGGTATGCCCAGGTCAACCTTGAGCAAAAACAGCTCATTATTGACGTAGGTTTTGGATACCGCCTTGCCGGTCTGGTAGTCCAGCGCGGTTATATCCAGAGTTACGGGGTCTGCGGCGTATGCTATGGTGCAAAGGCACAGCATGAGCATTACCGCGAGGATACAAGTGAGTTTCTTCATTTTGATTTTTTCCTTTCTTTGTTTTTGTTTTTTAATTATGAAAAAAGAGCCGTGCGGCTCCTTATTCCTGAAGTTCCCATCCCTGTGGGTATGCGTCTGGGGTGTAGACGTTGGCGGCTATGAGGCTCTTGTATATCGCACCGTTCCACCAGCCAAGCTCATCAAGTGCAAATGCCTCGGCTGCTGAGATTACGTCAGGGATAACCCGAACACCATCCTTATAGTTTATCTTCACCCACAGGTTAGGTGCATGATCGGGGTCGTTGGCCTCGGTATCCCATAGGTCTACGGTTGCCTGTTTAAGCCAGCCGCCCCAGTTGATACGGGTTCCGGCTTTTATGAGACTGCCGCCCTGTTTGAGAGTTGGGTAGAGGTCTACGCAGCCGCTTGCGTCCTTATCAGGTACAGCGGGCAGTGCCTTTTCCAGTTGCGCCCGCCACGCCCTTGCTTCTTCTGCCGTGCGTACTATCATGCTTTTTCTCCTGTCATAATATCGAGGACTTCGGTATAGTCGGTAGCCGGGGGCTGTTCATGTTCTTCCCATTCTTGCACTATCGCCGTGTCGGTTTCCGTCCACTTCTCGGTGTAGTAGTATCCCTCCCGTGTGGGCATTGCAGTTCGGGTCACGGGCTTATAGCCCAGCTCCTTTATTGCCGCATCGTCATTGGTGGAGAGGTGCGCCCCTGCGGGGTGCGTCACACCGTTGATTATAAGCGGCGACTTCAACTCAACCGGTAGGCGTAAATATTCGGGATACCCTCCCGCCAGCTTGGCATAGTTTGTGTTTAACATTGTATGCTCCTTTTTATTCTTGCCATGCTACATAGCGGTAAGTGCCGGCAAAGTAAACTTGATCATCCGAGCCGACCTTAACGTTTGCAATCGTGAACCCGCTGTCGTTCACAGTAAACTGAACGGATGATGCGTTCATATACCATGTATCAATGTCAAAACATAATACGTTGCCATCGTATGTACTCAAAACATGAAATTGTAATGCTGATTCCGACCTCTCTGACGCTATAAACACCGCAACATGGTCGGGTCTAAAGCCTGTTTGAGCAGATATTGATGTTGTTGTCAAATGGGAATTTCCCGCATCTATCGTTCCCGTTGCTATATTTTTCGCCTTTGCCATGTTGCTCATCAGCCTCCTTCGTAGCATAGGTATCATGCGCTCACAACCTCCTGTACTGCCCACACGCCATTGTATACATCAAATTCATAGGTCTTGTTTGCCTCTATTGCCGGGGCCGCGCCCATAAATGTGCCGCTAAATGACACTGATACACTACTATCCGTAGTAAATTTACCGTGCGCCCAGCCGGATGTAGGAGGGGTAAACACATACGTACCCACAGGAGAGGATACGTTATATATAGTGTTTGCCGTCAGCGCCGCGCCGCTGGCGGGAAGTATTGTTGTAGTGATGGGTGCAGCTTGCAAACCCGTTCCAGTCACTTGATATATCATATTATCACCCCATTATTAAAACATTGATAATTAAATCGTTCGTTGGCGGCGTTGTAACGGTGCTTTGAAACGTCAATGCGTTGTAAGTCTGTTTGGCGCAATATATGCCGGTTCTAAGATATTCTTCCATACTGTTAATATTCGGGCTAATAATAACTTTTTTATTCAGTCTCATACCGTCTACAGATACAGCCTGCGTTATACTATAATCACCAACCACCCAATCAGTAGCCACTAATGTTGCAGTTGTTTCTACAATAGGGGCTTGGTAGTCTGTGCCAGCTTCCGCCTGTTGCACATTTGTACCATTACCTTTTAGTAATCCGGTCAAATTAGTTTGCGTCTCGGTAGTGATCTCGTTAGGTCCTTCTGGTCCTGTGGCTCCAGTCTCTCCGGCAGGCCCTTGGAGGCCGGTGGCGCCGGTCTCGCCCTGTGGGCCCCTGATGTTGACGGGGTCGGGGTTGGCGAGGTCGCCGTTATTGCTCCATGAGAGTATGCCCTCTGCGGAGACGGCGGGGGTAAAATACGGGCCGGTGTCGCCCTTGGGGCCGTCTGCGCCCTTGGGGCCTTGGATACCCTGTGGGCCTTGCTCACCCGTATCGCCCTTGGCGCCGGGGTCGCCTTTTGCGCCGGGGTCTCCCTGCGGGCCTTGCTCGCCCTGTATGCCCTGTTCGCCCTGTATGCCCTGCTTGCCTTGTATGCCCTGCGGGCCTTGCTCACCGGCGGGGCCGCGCTCGCCTGTGAGGCCCTGCTCTCCCTGCGGGCCTTTTATGTTGGCGTCGGGAGGATTGTTCAGGCCACCGTTGTTGCTCCACGATATAACGCCCTCGGCGGATACTGAGGGGGTAAAGTAGGGGCCAGTGTCGCCCTTGGGGCCAGCGTCGCCTTTCGCTCCCTGCTCTCCCTTTGCGCCCTGCTCACCAGTCGCGCCCTTTTCTCCCTTGGGGACGCCGAACTTAAAGGTGAACACCTTTGCGGTATCTGCGCCGGAAGCTGTCACCTCTACAGTAGCGGGGGTTCCCGCGTCAAGTGTAGTCACCGTGGCGGTGGGTGTGCCGAATCCGGCAGCTTCGCCCGTGGGGCCTTGTTCGCCCCTTGCTCCCGTGTCACCCTTCGCGCCGGGGTCTCCCTTGGGGCCCGTGTCGCCTTTAGGGCCAGTAGGGCCTTGTTCACCTTTTGCGCCCTGCAAGGGGCCGTTGTTTACCCACTTGGAATTTACGCCGTCCCAGATATATATATCATACGGTTCGCCCGCGCCCACGCCGTAAGCGTCACCAGCGGAGGGGTTAGATACTCCGGCTTGTAATGCCGAGAGAGAAGCGTAATAGCCCAACACGGCAAATCCTTCGCCCGTGTCGCCTTTGGCTCCCTGTGCGCCCTGTGGCCCCCTTATATTGACTGTGGCGGGGTTATCCAGCCCGCCGTCATTACTCCACGACAAATCACCGTCAGCGGTCACAGAGGGCGTAAAGTGCGCTCCTGCGGGGCCTCGTTCGCCCGTGGCTCCCGTATCACCCTTGGGGCCCGTTTCTCCCTTGTCTCCGGGGTCGCCTTTAGGGCCTTGGATACCCTGTTCACCTTTGGGGCCAGTGGGGCCCGTTTCTCCTGCGGCTCCTGTGTCGCCTTTATCGCCTTTCTTGCCTTCGGGGCCTTGGGGGCCGACAGGGCCAGCGTCGCCCTGCAAGCCTTTCTTGCCCTCCGGGCCCTGCGGGCCGGTAGGGCCTTGCTCACCACGGGGGCCTTGCAAGCCTTGTATACCCTGCTCGCCTTTGGGACCAGTCGCGCCCTGTGCGCCCTTGGGGCCTTGTATTCCTGCGGGGCCTTGTACACCTTGCGGGCCTTGGGGGCCTGTGGGGCCTATTTCACCCTGCGGGCCCGTGGGGCCTGTCGCGCCTAACGCCTGGGATACTAAGTCCTGCACCTCGGCAAGAAGCTGTTCCGCCACGCTGGGGGTAGGAAGGTTGGAACCGGGAAGGTCGGCGATTATCTCAATGGGCCGCGTTCCCGTCCACTTGGCTATGATGTTCTTTTCATCGTTCGCCAGAGTGGCTAAAAGTGTGAGGTTCATCATGCCCCGCTTGCCCGTAAACAGCGGCGTGATATGCCATGTAAGGGTTATATCTTCCCCCACATCTTTATACAGCACATACCTTGCTTCCGTGCCGTCCATAGGCCAATACGCCTTTATGGTGAACCCTGCGGCGGCAAGGTCTACATCACGGGAATCTAAGGGTATGCTGATAGTGACGGTATCCGCCAGACTTTCACCCTCGATAACAAGAGACTGTATAGGGGTAGTGAGAAGATACTTTCCGTCAACCGTTATTCTGTGCATTGTTCGTCCTCCGCAAGTTTTTCTAAGGCCAGAATACAGCCTAATTTCGCGTCTAAGTCCGCTTTCGCTACAACGGGTATAGAAGTATTAAGTGTGCGTATTATCGCTTGTATAACGGCTTTCTGTTCGTCTGTCATATATCCGTAGCTCCTTTAAATCTGTCATCATGGGTTTTGACATAGTTATAAACAACCTGATACAACGTTTGTCCTTCGAGCGCAGACGGGCTAAAATAGTCAGTGTAATCGGTTGAGTTTTCGCCATACTCTTCGGAAGGATAAACGATGTCCTCTACTCGAATCTTCACCGCCGCGAAAGTTATAGGATTTGCACCCGCCAGCCGTGCTTCCTGCGAAAAATAAGGATTGACTGTCGCGTCAACCCTTTTGTTTACTCTGTCTATCTTAACATCATCTATTACCCAATAATTTACGGGAACGCCCTCTTTTGTAGTTTTAGGTAGATACAGCGCCATATCTTTCCTCCAATGCTGATAATCTCCGGTTTAAGTCCTGCACATAAGGCAATAACAACTTGGGCAATCCGCCCTCGTAATCAACGGCGCACGGGACATCTTTGCCATTGATTTTTTCGGTTATAGCAAGTTCGGGGCATACCTTATAGACTTCTTCGGCTATAAGCCCGTAATCCTGCTTACCGCTGGATTTCCATGTGAACTTACGGGGACGTAGAGCGTTCACTTTTGCTATACAATCCAACCCCGCATCTTGAATATTCTCCTTGCGGCGTATCGAGGAGGAAGCATAGCCTATATATCCTCCGCCTGATGCCGCCCAGCGTAGCGTATAAGTGTTGACAGAATAATCATAAATTTGATCACATTGCAGATAACCTTTAGTAAATATAGTAGCACCGGCGTTAATGGAATAATCCACTCCCAGCGTATAAAGCCCGCTGGTTTGGCCTGATAGGGTTATTTGACCGAGCTTTAACTTACCTCCACTTTGCCCCGAGTACAACGTGCAAGTATTGCCATAAAGGTAACTGCCGTATATATCGAATCCTGCGATTGAGCCGCTTGTGGCTGTAATTTTGCCGCTTATATCGGCATTTACGCAAGACATCTTGCCGTTTGTATCTATCTTGAAGTTGTTGTTTGCCGTGACAACGCCGTTAAGGTTTATCTTTGACGCGCTTATTGATACCGCTTCCGAGCTTTGATTTATGGTGGAAATAATATTGTCCTTGGTGACGGTGCTCGACAATCCCTCGGCGGTTATTTCAAGCTGTGTCTGCATATTCTGCGTCCATGTGGTAGGCATACATACGGTGTTATCTACCACCCACGCCGAACCAGTGTAACGCTTTATTTCCTTTGTCGAGGGATTGTACCAGTATTCGCCCTCCTTTGCGCCCGTGGGCGTGGCGGTCTGATTGTATTTAGGGGAGATGACTGTCTGCCACGCGGAGCCCGTCCATACCTTTATCTTGCCATCGTTGTACCATTGATACCCCGTGTTCGCGGTTTTCTGGTCATCGTCCCACCCTAAAGAGGGGTCGGTGTCGGATTCAACAGGGGTCAGGAAAGCTACCCGTGTGACCGTCTGCTTCATGCCCTCAACGGTCATTTCTATTTCATGGGCTGCGCGTCCGGCTATGAGCGTCCGGCGGTTCTCCGCGCTTATGGCGGGGCGTAGAGGGGAGCCGGAGCTTATGTACTGTATCCTTGCCCTGCCCTTAAAGGTCAAGTCCATGCGGTAAATGGGGAAGGTATAAGTCCCATCGTCCGTGACTACCTTTATCATGTCGCCCGCTTCCAAAGACCAATCGCCCTTTGCGTCCAGCTCGACAGGCGTAAACGCCGCAAAGGAGTTCAAGCGGTTATAGATAACCTGCGCATAAGGTCTTATCTGTGCATCGGTATAACCATACAGCATAGGGCAGTCTATTATCTGATAAGCGTTCGTCCCCGTGCCGACTATTACGCCTATATCCTTCTCAGAAGCGGCTACCTGTAATTTGTCTATCTTGGCTACCTGATACTCCGATACCACGGCGTTATAATAATCCGCGGAATTGGCGGTCTTATTAAAGGTGACATCGGCATTGGTGAACCACGCCAGCTCACATACCCCGCTTCGGGATATGCGGGCAAAGGAACACGCCGCCTCGGCTATCCATTGAAGAACTTCCCGGCAGAGAACATCTTGCGTCCTGAACAGCGGTGAATCAAAGGTTTTCCCCGAATTGGGGAAGTCTGCCATTGAAGCAGGTACGCCGACATGAGCGCAAAGCGATGTAAAAATATTTTTCAGTGTAGTCGGGTACGAAAGAGAATTAAGAAAAGCATCTGCGCTCACATCGAATTTTACCATTCTGTCATGGGCGGTGATGCTTATTTTTTTAGGTTTAAGCCTGTCGGGCTTTTCGGAGATAAACACGCCCAGAGGAACGTATTCGTATTCTTCCCCCACGAGTACGCCTATTGAGGCGGTAAACTCCGTGCCGTCAAAATTAAAAGAGGATAGCCCTCCGTCAAAGTTAAGGAGTTCTATCCCCAGTTCTGCGGAACACGCCGCACCTATCGTCAGTTCTTCGCCCTCAAATGCCATGCTTGAATAGGTCAAGCCGGAGATAGAGAGGTTTTGTTCCGCTATCTGATTTTCGCCGAATGTCAGCTTTAGCTTTTGGGGCTTGCCCGACATTACGGCGTTACGAAAGCCTGTGCTTACTGTATACATTTTGCCTCCAATAAAAAAGACACCCGAAGGTGTCACGGAGTATCTATCTTAATGAGCCGATAATTCCGAGTAAAAGCAATATGCCGAATGCGATTAGAATTTTGGTCAGGCAACCGCTCTTCTTAGGTTTACCGCCCAGATATACATTAAATCCGCCGCCGCCTGTCGGCGTGTCGTTTATATTTACCGATTTGGTTTCCGCTGGAACGGCGTTTGCGCCCTTGGTCACTATCTTCGCGGAACCCTCTGCATTGCCGTACAGTCCATACCCGCGCTGGAACCAGAGAGAAATTTTCGCGCTATCCCGCCTGTCTTTTATGGTTATTCGTGCTTTAATGGCTTCATTCCTCGTTCTTATGTCAAACACGTGCCTGCCTACCGGGCATTCTATAAAACTGCGTTCGCCCAAACCGAGCCGACACACTTCTTCACCGTCCTCGCTGACTACAATTTGTTCGGCGTATGAACCTTCCAACTCCGGGCGTTCTATTATCACATTGGGTTCGAGTATCGTTGTTTTTACACGTTCCAAGCCCTCTTGTGCCTCCTGATTGTCCATGTCAATATCAAGAGCACGGTCGTAATATTTTTCGGCGTCATCAAGCATTTGCCGTTCTTCGTAGTCTTTCGCTCTTTTGAGAATGTTATTGATTTCGGACGAGCGATTTATGTTTACCGTTCCACTCACTTTCTGTACGGCATCGGCGATCATTATCTTGGTTCCGCAATAATTACAGAAACCAAATTCCCTATCCTGATCTAACTCTATATCGGCATTACAGTTCGGGCATTTAAGAGCTATTATTTTCATAACAAAACCCCCTAAAGATATGTAATTTCATTATTACGCCTTTAGGGGGAAGTGTCAATACTCTATTACCGTCATGCTCAAGGAAATATACGCCTTGTTCTTATCACCTTCGGGGAACCAAATAATTTCTTCTTTCCTGTCGCCTACATAAAACGTGCCGGAATAGTTACCCGCAAGGGTCTTAGGGTTCGGGCAGGTAAAAGGAAAGCTGTCGGAATCGACAGCCTGTAATATCGCCGAGCACAGCTCCCATGTCAGCACGTCCCACGACAATTCAACGGTCAGCTTCTGCGCTACCATTGTTCGGTTGAGTGTGCCGGAAGCGTCTCTTTCAGCCTCCGTGTCGAGGTCAGCGAGTGTCATATTCAGTTTAGAGGGGTCGGGGAGCGTATAGCTCCCCACCTTTAAGCCTATATCATATCTATACATCACACGTTACCTATGGCAATATTGTTCATATTGACCGATTGATTGACTATCCTGCCCAGCTTCGCAGAGGGATACAGTGCTATCTCCATATCCTTATCCGCTATTCTCTTGAGCAGGGCTATGATGGTTTGGGTATCCTTATCGTTCAGCCCGCCCATTATGGATTGCAGCTTATCAAGGGGGGCTATGACTTCGGGATTGTTCTTGGCGTTGGCGTATTCGCCTACCCTTGCGAGGGTATCGCCGTAAGCAAGGCCGCCCTGCGCCAGCAGGGGGATAGTTTTAAGGGTAAATAATTGTTTGTCTACGCCCGCGAATATCGTTTTGCCGCCAATAACAAGAGGATCAATGGTAATGTGCATCTTCTCATTTACCCAGTTGATGAGCTTGTTCATCAGCGATATAGCAGCGTTAATGGCTTTCTTGAACACGTCCTTAAACGCGAGCTCAACTCCGTCCATAGCAGAAGTCCACTTTTCTTTTGTGAACCACGGCTCAACGTTCTCACGGAACCATTTCACAATGCCTAAAGTGTTCCACCATTCAACGACGGCCTCCCATTTCTCTCCGATGCCTTCTTTCATGCCTTCACCGGCTTCTGCCCACTTTTCTTTAGTCAACCACGGCTGAACCTTTTCCTCGAACCACTTGGCGATACCAGTATTCTCCCACCACTCCTTGAAGCTGTTCCATTCTTCGCGGAGGTTATCTAAACTAAGGGTTGCTCCCTCGGTGTTAAGGCGAACCTGTTTCTCGTTTTCAGGCTGGAGGTTTTCCCACCATTCCCTTATCTCGTTCCAATCCCCAACCGAATTTTTTTGTTCGATAAAAAAGTTAGCGCGTAAAGTCTTTCTATCATCCTTGACTTGCGCCCAATCTATAAGCTTTTTCGATTGGTCGTCAGCCGGTTCCGCCGAAATTACACTTTCAACATGGATAACCTTTGCACCATACTTATTGGTTTTACCTGTGTCGTATGTTTTCTTTTTTGAGCCGCGCATTTGGCTAATCTCAAACGGAGTTCCTGTTATCAGGGTATCAGCGGCGGCAAGCGCAGTCTTAAAGAGTTTCCATGCTTTCTTAGCTATTGATTCCCAATCAATTTTTTCAAGCATTTCCCTCAGCTTCGAGCTTACCTCGTTCCAGTTCGTTGTTTCTATAATACCTGTCAGAAAATCAAGAACACTGCCTATCTTCGCCTCTATAACATCAGCGGTCGCGGTTGTATCCCAATCTTCCACAAAGCCATTGATAAAATCGCCTATGCCTTTTCCGAGGTCGCTCCATTTGATACCTTTGAGCCACTTTGCAACAACCTTCATAGCAAGGTTAAACCCGTTGGCGAGAGTATTGCCGAGCTTACGGAAGTTGAAGTTCTCTATAAAGCCGTTTACCGCTTCTACGATATTCTGAACGGTTTTCAGTATCTTAGGTCGGAGCTTATCTATCCAACCGTTGAGCTGGCTTACTGCGGTATTTAAGCCTTGTGCAATGACTGTACCTACACCTTTCCAGTCTCCGGCTTTTATGGCGGCTTTAAGTTTATCCATCCATTTGGAAACATCGGTCGGAAGCATACTCTCAACAGATGTTTCCTTGAACATGCCGGAAGTATCCGCGCCTCCTGTTCCGCCGCTGTCTTTCTGCTGCTGAATAAGGTTGATCTGGTCGAATCCCGCAAGAGTGCCTTTCAGATCTTTTGCGGCTTTGTTGGATTTATTAAGGGATTTTGCGTAATCCTGCTGCACATATACCGCCTTTGTAAAGGTGGAATCGCCTCTGAATTTTGCGAACAGTGCGCCCAGCATATTAAACAAACCGGCTACCGCCTGTATTATCTTGTTTATTACCGGAAGTATGGATTGCAGAGCAGGAAGCAGCATAGCCGCTATACTGTTTTTGACATAAGTAAAACCGCTTTGCAGCTGGGACATGGCGGCGTTGGCCTTACTACTGGCCTGCACCATATTATTCATACCTTCGGTAGTTCCCATGATTAAGGCATTGATACTTCGCCATATAATCATACGCGACAGTATCTTTGTCACAGCCTTTCCCATTTTAGAGAAACCAGAAGTAATATCTTTTACTTTGGTTTTAACCGCATCTACAGCCTTGCCGAATACTTTCTTTACAGCTCCGGCTATTTTCGATACGACAGCTCCGACTTTTGCTTTTATCCCTCCAAAAGCCGTGACGATCTCGCCAAACTTCTCTTTGATTGTCCCGACCTTTTCCCTGAATGCATCGAACTTACTGCCGGCCCCTTCCGTCTCACCTTGTATTTGTTGCATTTTTTGAATGGCTTCATCAATACTCGGAATCCAGTTTTTATCTTTTCCCCTGAATGCCTGTGCAATACTCTTGCCACCATTATCTTCCCAAAGAGCGCGACGCTTGGCGTATTCCTCGTTTGCATCAGCACGGGCTTGCGCTTCATCCTCTGCGGCGGCGCGTATCCTTGCCGCCGTTTCCTCGGCGGCATCGGCGGCCAGCTTCGCCCAGCGTATTTCATCAGCTCGTGCAGCAGCTTCTTTTTTTGCCGTCTCTTCCGCCGCTTTATTGGCTTTTGAAAGCCTTTGTTTTGCAACAGCCAACCGCGCATTGGCTTCTTCCATTTGAGCCGCGTACTTCACCCTTACGGCCTCGGTTTTGAGTGCTTCCCTTTCCGCTGTGGCCTGTGCGCGTATGGCCTTTGCGTTCTGCATACTGCCGGACTGCTTTAAGAAGCGTTTAAGGCGCGTTTCCAGCTCGGTCAAGACCTTCTCGGCGGTTGAAGCATCACAACCGACTAAAATTTGTAATTCTTCAACGACCACGGACATATCCTCCGAATTTATTTCTTATTTCGTCTATTCTGTTGTCAAGGCTCCGCTCCCACGACGCAGGAACAAACAATTCTTCGTACTTCGGCAAATCGTGCTTGGACTTGGTGAACATATTGCTTATGTTGGCGGCAATAAACCTTGATACCAGCACGCTTGAATAGTACATTTCCCTGCACTGGTTTTCCTCGCGGGCTTCGATATAGTCTACAATATCGGCGGGTTCATGCTCCCAAAACTGGTTTGGGAGCATTCCCGCCATGCTTGCACGTTTGAGCAAATCGTAGATTATATCGGTGAAATCCTTTTCAATGTTTTTCTTAACGTCCTCGAACTGCTCTCTTAGCGAACGACGCTCTTCGCCACGTCCGCCGCCGCCGCCGTTATCGCCTCGGTCATTGCCGCCGACATATCCAGCTTGTTTAAGGGCTCTCTCATATAGTCCTGAATGCTCTGCCCTTTCAGGTCTACACGACCGAAAAAACCCATGCCGTAAGCGAAGTTCACCAGCTCGGTATAGATGTCCTCCATGTAAGTGCCCTGCTCCATGAGCTTGTCAAACTCGTCAAACACTGCCTGCTTATTCTTGGGCTTGGGGTTTGCAAACGACATTACCACATCTGCAAAGAAATCTAAATCGCCCTGCTCGTAAGCGGTGAGGAACTTTACTTTGAGATTAGGAGCACCTATTTTCTGTTTGAGGTCGCAATAAGCCTTGCAGGAGGCTTTAAGTTCAAATTCACCGATATTCATGTTGTTCTCCTTTATACGGGGGTAGTTACGGTTTTGCCGTTGAACAGGTCAACATAGGAAGTCGTTTCGCCCTGGAATGCGATATACACGGAATCGCCGACAAGGTTGACGGAGAATGCGCCCGTTTGGGCGTTGTTCGCCTGCTGACCGCCTGCATACATGGATACGACCTTGCCCTTGTAAAGAATACCGGTGCCGAGCTTAGTAGCATCGGAAGGGATTTCGTACTCTTCGTAAATCCAGATAACATCACCGACTAGAAGCCCCATCTTCGCCATATTGCCGGTCTCGGCGGTGAAGTCGGGAACAAAGGAATACTCGAATACGGGCATTTCCTGCTGACCGGCAAGGTTACGCACGAAGTATTCAGATATAATATTTACGGAAACCTCGGAGGGCGAACCGCCCTTATCGGGGGTTTGGGTAAGACCAGCTATCTCGGTCTTGTTTGCCATAGTGTAAGCGGTATCATAAAATACGCGCTGGCCTACGGAAGCTTGATACTGTGCCATATATTTCTCCTTTTAAAAAGTTTTGGTTTTTTTGAAATAGACTACGTTGACGTGCCATTTCCCGTTTGAATCGCGGTATGGCTCTGTCGTGCGGGTCTTTATGTAGTGTTTTTCCAACATTGCGGCGTGGAGTTTGTCAGCCAAATCGAGAACGCCTGTAAATCCCTTGGTGCTTATGTAGGTCTCGCCCCACACACCACATCTTATTGAGGTGGCGGGAAGCGCTTCGCCCTCTAAGGATTTTACCGATGTCTCCTGCGTGATATTCAATGTCACGATAGGATACCTTTCGGGGGTCTCGTCAGATTCCGGCTGAACCTCAACTTTAAGTTTTTTGTTAAGATACTTCTGAGCGTCCTTATAGATATTCGTCATAGCAGTTTCCTTATCTCGTCCGCCACGGACTGAACAACAAAATCCTTTGCCGCGTCAAAGGCGGGCTTCATATAGGGGTGAGGGTGTGCGCCATAAACCTTGTAGAACAGTCCCTTCTTGCTTAGGACGGTCTCAAAGTTGTACTTGCTCAGGTCTGCCATGCTCTCATGGACATACCACGGGATTTTTGCCGAAGAACCCAACTCGTTATAAATACCCGTTCCGTATTCCAGCGTCATAGCCTGCGGGATAGCTGCGGTATGGACTTTGCCCTTCACGGCCCCCGTTTTTTCATCGAAGATGGTAAATTCTATCGAATCCTTCAACTCCCCCGAATCAACGCGAACCATGGAGATAGCTATATCCGCCATTTCCTTACCGCCGCTCTCTGTCCCTTTTCGGATGGCAGACTGAATATCCGGCCTTTCAAACCTCTTTATGACTTTAACTTTGGCGTTAAACATACTTCTTTGCCGTATATGTCGAGAACCCACGGGCGGAATTGACGGATTCCACAATATAGCTCGGCGTTTCCTGCGGGTCGTTTAAGCAGATTCCATCACCCTCAACTATCTGAACAGGCCCATCGGAGGGGTCTTTGCAGATTTTGATATATTCCTTGATACGTTCGCCGTACATGGCTATATCCTCTGCGCTTCCGGCAGAGTTAGCCACAAGCTTATACCGTCTGACTAAGGCCCACTCCGAAACAACTGTCTGCCCGTTCACCGTCTCCTTAATAGGGGCAAGCACATAAACGTCTTTTTTATCCTTCGCTCTCATATACCGCTCCTAACGGGTTCATTTTGCCTTTTAAAGCCAGTTTAAGGTTCTCGGTAATATCTATATAGTTAGTGGACACTCCCGCCGCAGACTGGGAATTAAAGGCTTCTGCGCCCATCTTCCCTATCGCCTTTACCGCCGCGTCCTCTATATAGGGTTCTAACCACTTCGGAGGCTCCTTGTAGCGGGTAATGGCACACGCTACTGCGGTATACCGCTCCAAAAACATCAGGATAACGCCGTCCGGCGCACCCGTTTGAAGCTTTACGTTGTTTACCATTACCTCATTCATTTATTCCTCCTTCTTGGGGCGGCCCCGCCGCTTGGGTTCTTCTTCCTTAAACTCTCCGTCGTGTTCGTATCCCAGGGCGATAAGCTTTCTTATCGTTGCTTCGTTGGAAGTCTCAAAAAGGCCACGCACAAACTGTGCTATGGCCTTATCTTCCTTCACATCAAAGGGGATACTCGTTTTGTTCCCCTGATAGAATTTCATGGTTATTCAGTGGTGAGGTTGGTTATCTTGCCGTGGAGCCATTCAGGACCGTAGTTCAGACCTACCTGTCCGAATATCTCGCCCTTCTTGCCCGCGCCGTTCTTAGCCAGTTCCTCAAAGAAGAAGTTGCCCTTGCCGGGGGTGGGCTGCTCTACAAGATGCACTACATCACGACGGAAAAGAAGTATCTGGTCTTTGGGCATGGCGCGGGAAAGAACTATGCCCACATCGCCGAAGTCGGTGATAAGGCGGGTCACGTTCACACCGGCCTCCATGCGGGAATCCGGCATCTGCATGGAACCCTCATACAGCGCGGAAATAGCCGCCTTCTGGAAGGAATTGCACATCAGTATCATACCGTTCACATCACCGCCGTTGTCGAAGATGGACTTGACCAGTGACTTTATCATGGCCTTGGTCAGCGCGGCAGCGGTAGAACCTGAGCCCTTCGCGTCTATGACGTTGGTGGTCAGCGCGGTAAGAATACCACGGGACTTGTTGACGGTAGCATCGGTGGTAGCGGCGTTGTACTCGCCCTGCAAGGAAGTGAACTCTATATCGTTGGCGATATTGAGCATCTGGCGGGAAATCTGCCAGTTCCACTCGTCGCCGGGGTTCGCCTGCTGACCGGCTATGTTGATACCGCTCATAGTACCCATGTTAGATTCCTTGGCATAGGAAATCTCGCAAGCCCTCTGGTATATCTGGGTCACGTTGGTGTGCTGGGTACGGGTTATCTTCTTGGTGTCAGGCGCGGTCATGGATGCCTGCTCGGATATGGCAGGCTGGGAGGGAGTGTCAAGGGAATACTCCTGATCTACCGCGAACTGAACGTGATTGGTGTACTGAGGCTCCGCTATAAGGTTTATAAACGGGGTCTGGGTGTTGCTCTTGGTGTAGAGCAGGCCGGAATAGTTAGGTACTGCAAAACTCATTATAGGGGCGTTTGCCATGATATTTTCTCCTTTAAGTTAAGTCTATTTTTTTAGATTGCGCGAGGGTCATAAGCTGCACTTGCTTAAGCATATTGCCCGACTTGACAGCTTCCGCCCACTCCGCTTTGAGTTGAGCGGCTTCATTTGCCTCTGCCCCGGAAGCAGGGGGTGTGCCGCCGCCCAGAAGGTCAGTTTTCGCTTTCTGCTCCGCCGCAATCACCTTGGCAGACAGAAGCTTTACGATGGAGTTCGCAAAGGCCGTAGCCTTATCCGTCTCCGTGAATGTAGGCATTTCGGGGAAATCGTCCTCTTTCAGCCCTGCTCCGGCAAATATCTTGCCTATTTCAAGGCTGCAAATCTTAGTCTTGTATTCGTTCTCCGCGTCCTTGGCGGCCTTTTCCGCTTCGGCCCTGCGCTGCTCGTCCGTCATTTCTTTCTCCTTATAGGATTTAAGGTTTCTCGACAGCTCGGCGGCCTCGGAGGCTTTTTTGTCGAATACATCTTTTTTTACATATCCTGTGTAATCAGGTGTAAATTCATAAGAGGAATAAAGCGCAAGCTTTTCCTCGGCGGTCATATCTTCCCGATAGCCTTCCATTTTGGTAATGTCTATTTTCATTTTTTCTCCTTTGGGATTTATGTCTTCTCTGACAAAATGGGATTTATGCCTTCTCTGGCGTAAAATAGCACCGGCAATTAGGGTGTTTTGTCGGTATTTTGTCTATTGGATAAATTTTTCCGTTGCGTTCTTCACACTCTTTGCAAACTTTTTCATCGTTTTGTGTGTGCCACTTGATTTTTTTATAACCGTTGTCCTTAAAGGCCCTTATTACGGCCTTATCTTCAACGGTGATGGCGAATTGGTCTGTTTGCCATGTCACATAGTTCAATCCCCGCGTGAAATCCTGCTTTATAGGGGGATAATTGACGGTAGGGGGGTCTTTGCCGGAGTACTCGGCATCTGCGATTATGGATTCAGCCAATCTTGCCCCCTTTCTTTCCAGTTCTTTTGTGAAAACATATTTAACAACAGGGTCGTAATCGTCCAGAATACCTATTACCCACGCTTCGAGTATCTTGCCCGGCCCGTTATGGTCTGCGTATGCTTTCTTGGCTATATCCAAGTACGCTTCTTCGGATAATCTCAGGATTTTTCTGTACAGAAGATTTATCTGGTCGATTACCTTTGTGTTGGAATCAATATAAAAGAGCGTTTCCTTAGTTTTCAGAAACGCCCTCGTTATTGTTTTTTTCAGGCTCTTCGCCCGTTCGTCCCCGTACTCGTACATTCATTGCCTCCGCTATTTCGTTTGCCTCCTGCTTATCCTGTTCAAGCTTCCGCTGATGAGCGGCCTCGGAATCCTCCACGAAAGACACCATATCAAGAATGTCCTTATCTGAAAGTAGCCCGGAGCCCTTGACTTGGGTCATGAACTGCGCCTCGTCCGTCATAGAGGAAGGAATATTCCTTGCGAACGCCACATCTAACACTTCCCAATTATAGTGGTTGGCGGTTCCCTCATTCATCAGCGCGGTTATCTTCTGCGCCCTGCCCTCCAGCAGACCTTTTTCAAAGTTACGCTCATACGCTATTATCGTGTTATCCATACCGTAGTTCTGGTATCTGACGGCCTGGATATTCTGATACACTTCGGCTATTTCAGTGGGGTTAGTCTGGCCTAAAGAGGCGTATATATCGCCAGTCAGAATATCGAAGTACCCTTGAATGGATTGTATGTCAACATTCTTTATCAGCCATTCAACCTTATTATCCTCGCCCAGATATAAGGTCTTGAATTTGGACAGCCTTTCGTGGAGTTCTTCTTCGTCCTCATCGGTTTCGGGCTGCATGTAGCCAATCATAAGAAGAATGGCCTCATCGTTATATTTAAACGTGTTGGAAACGTTGTTCAGAATGGCATTTCTCGCGTGAACCAACGGAAGAACCTTTTCAAAATACCCTTCTCTGTTTGGCATGGGGTATTCTACAATGGGTATGCCGCAGGTCTTAAGCAGCGCCATTTCGGAAGCTGTGGCGGGTTCCTCCCGAACGTTACCGTCAAATATATACTTTGTCCAGCGGTCATCCGTAATCAGTTCATAGGTCTCATACTTCCGATTGTCCACGAGCGAAAAATATTCTTCTCGAATGATAAAAGCCGTGGGATTGCGGTCTATGGTCTGGTCGTGGAACAGCATTGCTTTTCTGGGATCCACGGGCTTGAACTTTGGAGCGATCAGGCCGTCCCTCTTAGAAGCGTATATCCGTTCGTATGCCGTGCCGCATATCAGCGCGGAAGTGGCAAGCCGCATGTTCTCTTTGTCCTCATGGTTCCGGCGCATTATCGCACGATAGCGGTTCAAATATGCGTCGTCCCTCGGATTCTTATCGGGCAAGTCCTCAAACTGCATCTTAGGCCGCCCGGCAACATCGGAAGTCTTTTTGACTACCGTATTCGTCTGAACGTAGTATTTGCACGGTGAGCCTATGAAATACCCGGCGGCTATGTCTACCGCGTATTTAGGGATAGGGGAATATATACCATTCATATCGGCACAGTCGTATTCCTTATACATATCGCACCTTTTCAGGATGGAATCCTCCAGCGCACAGCCGAATACGGTTCTTATGTTATCCCCGTTTATCCTGCGGGCTTCTTCCCGCGTTAAAATCATTTCTGTCACAGTATCCTACCTCCGCCGATAAGCTTAGTACCGGCAAATATATCATATCCCAGGGCATATGAAAGCGCGTCTATGCCGTGGTTGTCCGCGTCCTCCGGTATGTCTAACTTCTGTCCGGCGGAATCCGTTTTCCACCGATAAACCTTAAACTCTCCTATCAGGTTCACACATTTCTGGTCGATTATTATTTCATAGTCGTGCAACCAGTCTATTCTTCGGGTGATAGCGGACTTCGCCCCCTTGGCTTTGCCCTTCTTGCATTTGTCCGCATGGATACCCATCTCTTTAAGCTCTTTGATACGGTCAGGCTCCGCCGCGTCACAGTACACTACATGCCCCAATGCTTTATTGTATATCAGCTCCCCGTATTGGCGGGTAGTGACCTCGTTCACGAATAATTCATCAAACACATATATCTTGTGGTTATGCTTATCCAGCGAACACTTAACGAAAGCGCAGGGGTGATTATATCCGAAGTCGCTGCCGACACGGATATTCCTAAATTCCCTGCCGGACAGGTCTGCAATATTCCAGTGCTTTCCGCGCTCGAACACGGTAGAACCTAATCTGCCAAAATTCCCTAACGTATCTACCCATAATCTTTGCCCAGTGGATTGCTCCCTTTTCTGAATATCTTCCTCGGTGAGAAAACGGTTGTCGGCATAGGTCGTTTTCAAAATAAAAACATCTGAACCTTCAACTACACCTCTTGCGGTCTTGTCTTTCAGGGTCAGAGCTTTCAGTTCGTCTATTGACTTCACATCGGGGTGATGCCACAAGGGTTCAAAAAAGACCTTATAAAGCCAGTGCGTTTCAGGAAACGGGTTGAACGCCATTATTATCCTCTTGTTCGGCTGAGGTAATCCTCTCAGCTTCGCGTCCTTATCAATGCCTCTCAAGCAGTTATCCAGAACCTCAAACGCCTCATAAGAAGGACACTCGTCACCTTCTTCCATGAATATGTCGGTCAGTATACCCTTCTTTGGCTTCAATGACTTCAATCTCCGTGTTTCCTCTAACGCACCGAAGATTATCTGACGGCCGTTATACAAACAGGTAATGGTCATGGTGGACTTGTCAACAGAAAACTCGTCTGTAAGCCCCCATTCATCTATTACAGAGATTATTTCATTGAAGCAAGATGTTCTTAAGTCTACCTTGTAATAACGGCACACAAGCCAATTATGGCCGTTATAGGTATCGGCTACTATCTCCCTTACAATGTGGTTCGATTTGCCGGAGCCGCGTCCGCCGAAAATGAGCTGCACTCTCGCTTTCTCATCGAGGGTGCAGGCGTACACATCATTGAAATCGTCCTTGAGGATAAGGCGCGGTTCACCGTTACGCAGTTTGAAGTAGTAGACCACATCGTTAGGGTCAACGTTATACTTGGCACAAATTGTGTAAATGTCCATTTTGTGGGGGAGAAAAAATGTGTGGGGGGCTATATGTTTGGCGCGTTCCCCCTACAAAAACCACCCCCATGTCACCCCCTCCGATTATGCAGCATATACATACATTTTTGCGGTGTATAAACGGGGTTATTCAACAGCACTTTTGTATATATATACACAGTATGCAGGTATAAACCCCGTATTATACAACACTTTATACATTTTACTTTATAACTATTCGTTAAACTACACTTTAACGAATACTTAAGCCGGATATATGCAGACTATGCAGACGCTATACATCACCGCCAGACCGCCCAAAACCGCCCCTGACCACTCTATCAGCGTCGGCCTGGGCGACCTCTACCCGCACCCCGTCAACGTCCCCACAGCGGCTTAAAATAGCCAGAGCGGCGGCCGTAGAATCCCGTGCATAGGGGGCATTTAGGTTTTTTTGTAGCACAAGTTGCGCACGTGCCCTCATGCGTTGGTAGAACTTATCATCCTGCGCGTTGCGCAGTGCGGTCTGCCTGTCCAGCTCCTCCGCAAACAAGGGGAACTCGTTGAACCACCGTGTTATATTGGATTTGTGCACCCCTACCTTTTGGGCTAACTCTGATTTGGTGTCTATATAATGGGTGCTGCCGTCCTCCTGCTCCTCACCCCATACCCATAACCGGATTGCCTTTTTTTGCTCCTCGGTGAGCTCTGGCCTCTGTCGTGGCTGGCCTCTATACTGATCTTTGCTGCTTGCCATACATTACACCTCCTCAATACGCAACGGTAATTTATTTATTGCGATAGTTTATCCCCCTTTATGGGGGGACTTTGACAATCTTTTCGATTTTTCTTTTTTTGTTTTTTCTCCGCCCCTTCGGGGGGTCTGTCTAATACTCCATATTGATATTATAATAGGTATTTACCCCCCACTAACCCCCGCATCAAAAGTTTTTGCCTTATTATTTTAGTTTGTTTATCTTTTCGGTTGATAAATAAACCTTTGCGATGTACAATACAAACATAACAAGAGAGGAGCACACGACAATGATGGCGAGGGACGAGAACGTGATAGTATACGGCACAGCTGCCGACGGCATCAGGGCATGGCGCGGGTTAGCGTGGCGCGATTACAACTGGAACGGGGAAATAATCAAGGAGTGCAAAGCGGGCAGTTGTGTGCCAGAGTTTGGGCATGATCACGATGACGAGATAGCGGCCACCATAGCCAACATGATTAGACCCTATGATTGCGATATATATATACGATTCGGCGAGTTACCGCGGGAAGGGCGGTCTACTAACTGGGCCACCGGCGAGACGGAGGCCGGCATATCCGCCTATGATACCACATATGACGGGGTAACAGGTTGTTACAAATGTTACGGCGCACTGCAAGGGGCAGAAATAAGCTACCTGATGCGCGGAGCGAATATATATTTTGTGACCGGAGATGTGGTCGGCACCGGGAGCGATGGGGAGCCGCTGCTGGCAAACGTTAATATAATTGCCGAGGCGCATGTATCCGAGGATGGCTATAAGGCAATATAACGCAGAGTGACGCCCGCGAGGGCGGTAATGCGGCAGGCCGGTCATAAGCCCGGCGGCAAAAAAGGAGGATGCGAAACATGACAGACAACACGATTAAGGCCTTGGGCCGGGCGTATGGTATAATGGCGGCGCAGCTCCCCGACATCATCGGGGCGCGCTGCCGGGTGCAGACAGCTAATATGTGGCCCATCCGTGGGCTGGGTGAGGGCTTGCGGTATATGATTGTTAACCGCAAGCTCACCCCGGAGGTCGATAGAGCTATTCGGGACGCGTTGCAAGGCGCAGAGGACATAACCGAGGACGTCCACGCGCTGCCGCTCAACCAGCAAGGCATGTGGGAGCTTGCATATATGCAGGGCCGGTGTGCTCCCGTGCTCGGCGACGGCGAGTATTTGCGGGATCAACTCAAGACCCGTGGCCTGACGTTGGAGCAGGCCGCCGAGGCCTGTGAGGTAAGCAAGGCCGCAGTGCATTCGTGGTGTGCCGGGGTCAAACCGATCCCCCACGCGCGGCGGGAGCTGCTTGCGGCAAAATTTGGGATAATGATATAAGAGGGCTATATCAGCCCTCTTTTTTCATGTCCGCATATATCAGATCGGTTATATAGGCGTTAATACTCTTTCCTATTTTCCCCGCTCTCTGTTTTATTTTTTCTTTTTCTCCTGCTTTTACTGTGATTTCAAGTCGTTCATACGTTTTTGAGTTGTATTTTCTTTTTGCCCTCGTTGCTGATGTGCCCATGTTATCACCTCCGCAAACATTATATCATTTCTGGCATACTACCGCAAGTATATCTTCCTAATTATTTAAGGCTTTTACCTTAATGTTTCAGTTGACTATATACTCCCGTAAGTATATAATAGAGACATCGAAAAGGGAACCACCCCGAACAATGGAGGTTATAAAATGGCAAGCTACAGAATCGAGAAGAACGCACAATATAACAGCAATGAAATCTATTTTGAAAGCAAGCCCGCCGCCGAGGTTTTAACCGCTCTGCGCGGTCTGAAAATGCGTTGGAACCCGAAGAAGGGTTGTTGGTACGGTTTTGTCGCTCAGAATGACATATTAGCGGCCATCGGTGAGCATGATAACGAGCTGGGCGGCACGATCTCCGATGGTTATTTAGGGGCTACCCGCTGGGACGGCAATAAATCCGGTAAATACTTATACGGCGCCGAACTGTCAAAGGCGATCCGGGAGGAACTGAAGGCCCAGGGTATTAAGGGCGTTTCCGTAAGCTGCAAAACGTTCTCCGGTGGACAAGAAGTGAGAATTAAGGTCAAGGCCACGGCCGCTGACTTCATCGGTCGTGATGAATATATTAATAATTATAGCTGTAATGATATGGGCTACTGGCTTTATACTGAGGACGGCGAACAGATACACCGTGAAAAATGGTTCGCATTAGACGCAGACGAGCAGCAGCGCACGCTCCGCAGCCATGCCGCCCGGGATTATGATTACAGCATCAGCCACGATATAGATATTAACCATTATCATATCGACAACTACAAGGAGTACACTGTAGAATTTAAAGCAAAGCTGCACAAGATAAACGCCGTTCTTGATACTTATCATCACGATGATAGTAATGGAATGGTCGATTATTTCGACACTAACTTTTACAGGGATATAACGGTTGTGGCGGCGTAAAGCCGCCCCCGCCGTATGATTTTAAGGAGGTACAATATGAAAAACTTTTATATCGCGTTTTCTGCGCAGCAGAACGGTAAGTATTGGGCAGGAACTATGACAGTCAGCAGCGATGATAACATCATGAGCATTTCACAGAGGATCGCCGGAATGCAGACCGCTAACCTCTGTGCAACAAGAAAAGCCGCTGAAGAACTGGCGGATTATTGGAATGAGTGTTTTAAACGTAACGGGACGAGCATTTACACGGAGGACATAGCATGATGCGTTATCAGGTTATTACATGGACGAGGGGCGAGGGGCACGACGAGCGGCGGGAGTTTAGTACCCTCGCCGAGGCTCGCGCCGCCGCCCGTATCTACCGCCGAGAGTGCGACGGCGTGGGGATATATGATTTCCGGCTTGGGGTCGTTCGGGAGACTTTAGGACGGTTCCCCGATATATGATTGCATGATTTTCACGTTCTGCATGATTCTATCATCGGGGCCGTACATTAACGCATGATTCGCCGCTTCCAGGGCTTTTCCGGGGCGGCCTGTGTTATAATAGGCTATGGACAGCATATCAAACGGCAGTGGCCCCCACGGGTCAGGCTCGCAGATGTATGATAACGGCCTTTCCCGTATGTTTACGCATGATTCGCCGTAATAGATGCATGATTTCCAGTTTTTAGCATGATACATGATTTTCATCATTTCAAACCATGCTTCACGGTATTCGGGGGCCTCGATTATAGCCCTCTGTAGCCACGCCTCGGCCTCTAATTGTTTTCCCTGTATGATTTTACACCGGGCAATGAAACGCATACTGGCGGCCCGCTCAGGCGGCCACACGGCGCTTCTAAGGGCAAGATGTTTTTCCAGCGTTTCAATGGCCTTACTGTATTCCCGATGGAACATATATTCACGGCCTAAGTAATGCATGTTTCGGTCGTTCTCCGGCTCTTCCTTAACCGCCAGCTCCAGAAGCGGCAGGTAATTGCTTCGGCTTTTCTTCTCATCGGGCCAATGGTCAACCCTCAACGGCAAATCGCAGTATGATTCTTCGCCGTATGATTTCAGCACTTCGTGAACGGGATTCTTCCAGTAGTATGATTTTGTATGAATTTTATCGGCGTTGAATGATACTCCGTCCCTGCCGTATGATTCATGGCTCCAAACATATAAATATCTTCCCCGCGTCCCGTGAAAGTTTTTCCGTATGATTTCCGCCCAGCCGGGCTGTATGATTTCGTCCAGATCGAGGCATACCAACACGTCCGCATCTTCCGGTATGATTTTCAATGATTCATTTCGCGCTACATCAAATCTCCACGGCTGTATGATTTTGGTTTTCACGATGCAGTTGTATGATTTCAGCTTATCCACGGTTTTGTCTGCGCTCCCCGTATCGAGAACGCAGACATAATCAGCCTCTTTTGCCGTCTCATACCACCTGTCAACGAATTTTTCTTCGTTCTTAGCTATGGCATATACAGCTATTTTCATTTTCTCCCCTCAAAAACCAGTTGATGAAATAAATCTGCCCTTTCCCCGTTACCTTCGGGGTGCGTGTTATCTTGGTGCTTCCGTCAGGGTTGGCTATCACCGTTTCCTTTATCTCAAAATATCCGGCTTCCATGGCCTTTTGGGTGGGCATATTCCAGTTTTCGCCCTTCTTGCATAACCAGCCGTTATCCCTCAACCATGTGAACATTCTGTTAGCCCCTATTGGCTTCCCGTTCTGGCGTATCATCTTTGCAAGCTGTCCCACTAAGCAGCTATCGTGTGAGGCTTGCACGGCCTCCGCAAACAGCACTTTGGGGGCGTTGTGTTCTACTGTCGCTTCAAGCTCCTTCCGCCGCTCCTGCTCTTGTTTAAGGGCTGAAAACACCTTTATGGCGTTGGCGGGGTCGGCTATCATCTGTTCTATCGTGGTCGGCGTGGCGTACATACCATGTTTACGGATAGAGGGCAGGACTTCATCAAACACCCATCTTTCAAATTTTTCCGCTGTGGGAAGTTTACTATGCGTGATAAGGCGGTAAACGTCACCTTCGGGGATAAAGGACATCTCAATTTCCTTGTCGGGAGCCTGCGGGTGAGGTATATAACGTTTCGTTACACACCTACAATGGTCTGTGAGTGCTTTACTGGGATTTGTATAACCCAACGCCTTCGCCACGTCTGCCCCGCAGAAAAGCACCTTGTCACTTTCCTCAATAGTCCTTATCTCTCCAAACTGGTTGTTGTTAAATATCTGTAATTCGTTCATTGTAACTCCTTTCGTGTATTTAAAATGTCATTCTCATTTGTGCCTTTTCGGTTTCGAGCCGCTCAGTAGCCTTTTGATAATATCCTTTGTGCGTTTCAAATCCCCAATATTCAAGCCCTGCACGGTAACAGGCTATAAGGCTGGACGCGCTGCCTACATGGGTATCGAGTATACAGTCCATGTTGTAAAAGCCTGAATTAAGCATAATTCAGCACCGTCAATCTGTAGCTGCCGTCATTATCCGCTATGTCGTCAATCTGTACCGATTGAGGGATTACAAAAGCGGAGACAACACCAAGCGAGAACGAGGGGCCGTAGTAGCTGGAGGAGCCGACCGTGCTGACGCCCCACGCGTAGCACGCGTAGTCAGAGGAGCGCCGCGAGGAAAGCCACCAGTAGGCTGTCGAGCCGTCAAAGGTCTTTTTGTGGCTATTTCTTCCCGTGAATATAGGCCATGTTAAGCCCTCGTCCACTCCTTCATTGTCGCCGCCGCCTACCATGGTCAACGTGGGGGCAAACACTTTTCGGGTTATATCCTCGGCGCCGCTGCCGTTATATAGCGGGATCGTGCTTTGGATAATCAGTTCTTTAAGTTCATCGGGGTAGCTATCGTATATTTTGGTCATGCGGTTGTCCAGGTCTGATCCGGCGTACTCCGCGCTATCGCCGAACCGGCACAAACTGTGTATGTCTTTGCGGATAAGCCCTGCGGTGCCTACGTCAAAATTATTGAGGCAGCCGAGGGTGTAGTCAGCCAGCTCGTAGGTTCCATCCTCGCGGCACTCGGGGATTTTGATGTTGCTTCCGAATGGTAAATCGCTTATTCTCATTGTTTCCTCCTATTCCGGTATGTCTATGTATTTCATCATTCTGTCTATCGCACGTTCTTCAAGGTGTTCTATTGCCTTGGGGGATTTATCCATTTTTACACCTACCCTGGTATTAGACGGCATCTCCCGCGAATAGAAATGTTCGTAAAAGTTATATTTCAGTTCAATTACCCTTCTCTGGTTCGCGGGGAACTCATCTAATGCGGCATCCATGAACGCTACGAATGACATATCATCGTTTATTCTTTCCAGCATTTCAGCCATTTGCAGATTATACCGCTCCTTTGCCGCCATGAGCTTTATAGCGCTCCGGGCAGTCGGGTCGGTAATGTCGCTGCCGTGCGGCATACCCGATAAAACCTGTGGGCGAATATCCGCTACCGCTTCCATTCTCTCTTTGATACTGGCTATTTTTTTATCTATTTCTTTCGCGTTTCTCTTGGCTTTCCCCCAACGAACAAGCAACCGCCTGATGTATGCCCGTTGTTCGCGTTTCGTCATTGGTTCCTCCTTAACAATTCATCTGCCGTTATGTTAAAATAATCTGCCAACCATATGATTCTGCTCGCGGTCGGCTCCATGCCGTCCATCTCATAGTGATAAATGGTCGCCGCGCTTATGCCGGTTTCGCGCTCCATCGCAGCCCGCGACTTGCCCTTCTTTTCTCGGTACATTCGTATCCTCTGCCCTATCGTCATGTTTCCTCCATACGCCGCAATGGCATTTAGTTTCCTGACCTTCTCTGAACTCCTTGCAGATACATCTGCTTTCCTCATCCTTGATTATCGCGCAGGGGCAGTATCCGCCCCCGCGCCGTATACACTCCCATATATCAGGCCGCAGTAATTCATAGCTCATTCCGCACCCTCCCATATCAGCGGTTTTCCCTCTGCGTCTACCATTACGCACACGCCGCCTTTGTATGTTCGCAGGTATTGTACCCCAGTGAGGTTATCGACATATATTTCATACATCAAACCCGTATCCAGTGTCCTCAGTCTGTGGTTACTGGCCTCTGCCTTTGTGCACCCGCACAAGGCGAGGGTCAGCAGGGTTAATATTGTTATTGCTATTACTCGTTTCATTTTTCCTCCTTCGGCGGTTCTGGTAATGGCATCCAATGAGTGACCTCGGCACGTCCACGATGGATAAAGTGGTCGATTGCCAGATACCCTTTGTCGATATTTCGCACGCCATTTTTGCTTCTGGTGGCCACCAGCACTTCCACTTGGTCTTCAGGTAGTCTATCCCTTACGCTTATCCAGTTCATTAGTTTCCTCCTTATCCATTTTCGCCCCGCAGTTAGGGCAGAATTCCTGTTCTGTAACGGCATGAATTCCGTAATAATCACTACAATTTGCATCCACACCATGACATACAGAACACTCGTATTCTCCATATCTTTTGTTTATACAAATCCACCGTCCATGCACCACAGGCGCAACATCGGCGGCAGGAAATTTCATTAACTCTTTTGCCACTACTTGCGCTCCTTTGAGAAACGCTATTGATTCGGGCGTATTGTCTTTTTGTTTTCTCAATGTGGATAGCGTCTTACAAAGTGCTTCTACAAAAGCATCAACGTTTACATATTTACTCATTGTTTCTCCTTTCTCGGTCGGTTTGCGTTTCTTTTCTGCCGCGTCTATGCCGAAACATAAACGCAGTATATCAGGCGGGTATATCTTTTCGGCGGGCACATCGTAGTATGTCATAGCCTTGACCAGTTCGCACTTATTCAGCATCGCCCGTCCGCTCTCCACCATGCTGTACACGCCCTGGCTCATGTCAAGCGCAGCCGCCGCTTCTGCTTGCGTCCTATTCCCCCGGAGCTTCTTCAGGTTGTTTTTTATCATCGGCTTCCTCCTTATCCATTTTCGCCCCGCAGTTGGGGCAGTAGTTTTCTCCAGTAGGATTGAGCCCTACCGAATAACCGCATACAGAGCAAGTCCATTCATGGAATGTCCGTCCCCAATCATCGTTTTCTATTTCTGAGTGTATCCACTTCCCATACCGCACCGGCTCCACGTCTGTGCGGGGTTCTGTGATCTCGAATTCCTCTGCAAGCCAATTAAACACATTATCAAGGCAGTATGAGCCAAACCCAATGTGGCATTCTCCGTCCGCTGGGTTAAAGTACCAGATGTTGTAACACGGCTTTTCAGGTATTCCTTCCACGACAATTCTGGCGAATGGTGTTTTTATCTTGTGTTTGCACTCATCCGCACTCGCTGCCTCCCGGCTGATGTAGTTACTCATTTTATTCCTCCGGTTCACTTGTACTATCGCAAATATTCAGAATCTGTTGGAGCAATTCAATCTGCCCGTTTCTGTGACCATAGCGATACCCGGTTGTATACGTTTCGGCCGCGTCTCCGCTGTTCTTGTCTTTTTCTGCAACGAGTGCCTGATACTTAGCCCTCAAATCTTCAAGCTCCACAGCCGGAACAACATCGGCAGCAGGTGCAGTTACCATCAATTCCCTTGCTCTGCCCGGTGGGCCAACATGCTCCGCATCATATCGGGCAATCAACGCCCTACGCTCTATGAACTCTTTAACCATTGTCAGTCTCCTCCGCTGGCTGCTGAAGCCAGTCAGCGATTGTCTTATAGCAAACTTTGCCACCAATTTCCGTGAGCCATGAAAAGCCAGTTAAAAAATTTGCCAAGTCCTCGTCGCTCAGCGCCCGGATGCGGTCGGCGTTAGTCTTCGCCTTGTACGGCTTTGGGTAATCCAAATAAGGCGGGTAGTTTTTTACTTCGCCCATACCATTCTCCTTTTTGCCACTCTGTAAAAAGTCCTCATTACTGCCTTTCAACATCAGTTCTGCCAAGTCACAAGCCGCCAGATATGTCTTCTCGTGAATTGTCCCGGCGTGTACTTTTTTAACCCGCTCCTTAAATGCCGCCATATCCGAAAACCAACACCCGGCGCGGACAAACATATTGCCGTTATCGTCTATGTAAAAATAGGCTTTTCGGTTTTCGCTGCCTATCCTATCCACAGCGACATAGCGGCCATTTTTCACTGCGCCGTTTTCGTAGCTGCACCCCTCGCCAAAGCTGCACCTCTCGCCAAAGCTGCACCACTCGCCAAAGCTGCACTCCTCGCCAAAGCTGCACCCCTTGCCAAAGCTGCAC